ATAATAGTATTGTTTCTTTGCAAATAAATTATAAATAATACTTCCCGAGAAAAGTGAGTTTGTTAAACCAGCTTGTACATTCGTTGAATTATAAACGTGGTTTAAAGCTGTTAAATTTAAACTACTTAATTCGTCATCTTTAAATTTTGATTTTAAAGAAACTAAATTACCAGTGAATGCAATGGTATAATTTGCGGGTTTGTTTTGTTTAACGTTTACTTTTTCAAGTTTCCATTTGCCAAATTTAAAAGGCACTCCATCAAGTTCAATCCTACCCGCTATTTTAGTTCTTGCATCAAAACTGTTGTCAATATCAGCATCGTAATAATGTTTAAATATAGGGTTGTTTATATCGTTTGCAGGAATGGTAAATGTTTGAGTATAATCAGTTGTATTTTTTGTAATATCGTTAATGTTAGCCACCGAACTATTAAGTTCAATAGGCTCATCTTTATTAATTGAAATTTTACTTTCGCCAATGTATAAATCTATTCTCATATTGAATTTATCTCATTAAATGCATAGTCAAAATCTATCTCGTAATTAATTAAACGTTCCTTTTGTCTAGTTTTATATTCCAAACTTTTACTAGCAACGTTTAAAGGTGTAAATATTTCATTTGAATACATCCAAACACGCTCACTAAGAAGTAATTGTCTGACTGTTTCATTCATGCTTTCTTCAATAAACCCGCTATTAACTTTGAATTTGCTCTTACCTTGTACATTAAATTTAACATATTGGTGATTGCCGTCTAATGGTTGTCCTCTGTCGCCCTCAAACTCTTCATTCGTAACACTTAAACTATCCGTCTTTGCTTTAAAAAACGTCATAAATTGTAAAGCACCCTCTTTGTTTTGAAAACAAATATCAATTGGAGTGTATCTACATTCATCTGTTATTAATAAAGTAGTTGTAACGCCATTAAAAACAATTTCGATATAAGTATCTGTTGTTGCTTCCGCTATATTTACCCATACATTTTGCACCATTTCATTTGATAGTAATGATGTAGGCTCTACGATGCTTTCGTTTATTTGATTGTCAGGATATGATATGATAGTTATTGCCATTATGTAATTGTTAAGACGTAAATGTTAGAATAAACATTAACATTGTTAATTGTATCAAAGGTAAATATTTGTACATCGTAAGTTCCTAAGGTTGCAGGAAGTTCAACCGCAAAAGGTGACGCTCCTAAAAACACATCTCCAACAGTCCAAAATGTTTCAGGTTGTAATCTGTAACGATAATATATTTCATCATGCGTTCCTGTTTCAGTATATGTTATATCGTAAAATGGTGCTACATCTTCTGCAATTAAAGTGATTGCTAAAGTTGCTAAAGGTGTAACGGTTTCTTGAATTAAAATTGGTAAAACAAAATAACCATTTCTTTGTACTTTAAATTCAATCCCCGATAAAAATATATTATTAGTTGGCGGTTGTGCATTTGCTCCATCCATTCCGTAACTATATCCTTTAACCATTAAATCTACATTTATTTCCTGAGGCAATAAATCAGTTACATTTGAAGTTAAATATTTCACTTGTGTCTTAACCCATTGTTGATTATTACCGTTTATTAATTCAGTTACTAAAGTATCGTAAGGTGTAAAATCTATAAAGTCATTTACTAACCTTGCAATATTTACTTTTGCGTTTCCTATCGATGCTGTTGGATTTGCTATTGTCTTTGAATAACTCGGTTCAATTGGAGGTGTAGCTTTAGATCCGTTCCAAACAAATATTTCTAATGTAAATTCAGTGCAAGTTAAACCACTAAATGGAGCTACAAAAGGTATTGTTAAATTGTAGGGCGATAAACTTTTAATCATTTCAATGTATATTTTAATAAATTTTCTACTTCTAATGAATATGCTTCAATTAATTCATCCGGCAATTTCTTAAATGCTAATTCAAAAGGGCGTGAAAAGAAATCAGTTGTTTTTAATCCTTTATTCCAAATGCTATTTCTAATTAAAAAGGCGGTTTGTTTGTAACTCATAAACTTACCATTTCCCCTATCTTTAAACTGTATTCTCTTTCTTTGTACCCATCCATTAATACCACTTGTTAAACCTCCACTTTTACCCGTACCTGTTCCAAATTTAAAAGGGCTATTCGGTGCTTTTGCGGAACTTTTAACTCCTTTAACTCCCTTATCTACGAACTCACCATAATCGGTCATGCTAAACGATAATTGAAAGCTATTTTTTGAAACTGTTAAATCATAACTTATCGAATTATAAAGGTCGCCCCTATCTTTTTTTCCTTTTTTAGTTAGGTTAGATTTGGATTGTTGTACAATAAACTTTCCGAAATTATCTAAATATGTTTTAGTTTCCTTCACAAAGATTAATTATTGTATTTGGCATTTCAACTTCAAATGTTAATATCCATCCATCAAGTAAATTCGTTCTAACAAATGATTGAATTTCTAATGTTGGATTTTCACTCGATGTAATATTATTCTTTTCAAAATCAGTGTACATTTTTAACCACATACGGTTAAGAACTGCTAATGTTAAATTGTGATTATCAACTTCATTATCTTGCTCCCAGAATTTATCAGTTCTAATTTCTTTATTAACATCTCGAATATCAAAGCACCCGATTTGCATTCCAAACTTTACAGTTTGTCCGTTTGAAAATCCTGCATCTGTAATGTTAATGTGAACTAATGGAAATATATTTGCCTTATCTAAATCAAGTAAAGCGAAATCACCTTTAGTAACTGTATTAACTAAGGTATCAGCCTCTGCCAATTCTTTAACGTAGTATAATAATTCAGTGTATTGGTTCATTATAATTGGATATTTTTATCGTTGTTTCTTTTCATTATCGATGCTTTTAATTTCTGCTTATCTAATTTGTGAGCAAGGTGTAAATGAATTTCGTGTACATTTAATTGCAATACCTTTTCCTTTTTTAGAATATCACCTTTTGCTAATTCATCAATGGTTGCATACCATCCCCACTTTTCAAAGTAGTCACTCGCTTGTTTTCCCTCGCTTGTTCCTCCTCCATAAATTTCAGGGTATAGCTCAACAATTCTTTTCGTAAATTCACAAAAAAAAACAGCGCACCATTTACGGCATTCATTGGTGTTAATTTCATTATCTCGGCTCGTTCACTTGTACCGTTATAATTTGTGATTGAATAGTTGCCAAAATTATCTTTATTTTTAATCGGTCTAAATAGTATCGCCATTAAATTGTGTAATGTTTCAACTTCATTTCCGTACTTACTTAAATCGAAATACTCTGCTCCCGTAATTTTATCAAAGTTAGGAATGAAACCAAATTCAACATTATCAACTTTAAATGTTTTAACAAATTCAACCGATGTTTCTAATGCTAAATCTATTTGCTTTAACATTTCTTCAATATCCTTTTGCTTTATTAAATTAAACTCATTAGGTTTAATTCCTGTGAATATTTGTACTTTACGCTGGTTAGTTTGAAATTCATCTAACCCCTCACGCTGCAAAAGTTCGTAGTATTTTTGATACTGCAATAAAGTAATATCTCCACTATGTTCTGGCAATTTAATCTTCATACTTATATAACTTAAAATGTTTGCTTTTGTTACATGGTTACCTAATTGATATACCAAAGGAACGCCCTAAATGATAAACTACATTGTAACGTATTCCATCGATAGCGTGATTCCAATTATCTAAATATAACTTACTGCCTTTATCTAAATAAACATAATTATTTAGTTCTTTAGATATGTTGTGACTGTTTGCCTCAACTATTATTTTATAATCTTGCATTATTGAAACCCCAAATTCTATTGGCGGTTTATCACATCTTACAATATTGTTTCCTTTTGCTCTAAGTTCATCAATTAACCTAGCCTCAGCATTATCCCCTATGATTAATTTTTTTTGTGCATAGGAGTTATTTAAACTGTAAATTTCGCTTGATGTAAGTTTGATTTTATAATAGCATTCTTTTACATAGATAATTTTTTTCTTTTTATCTATTGCTACTTCGGTTAAAGTTGTCGGATCTATACTATATCCAAAATCTTGACCGTAGGAAGTTTGTAAACCCTCAGGATTGAACTCGCCAAACTCCCAATTACTAAATACAACTCCCTCAGCTTTGTCTAACCAACCACCTAAAATTTGATGTTGGTATTTTTTAGGGTTTGTTTCTTTTATACGTTCGATTTCATTTAGAAAAGAAGTATCTAAATTAGCATAGTTATCTAAGTAAGTGGTATGAATATAAGTAACATCGTTTTTAATTCCGTTAAACCCCTCTTGAACGCATCTATCTTCAAAGAACCGTTTATAAATCCAATGCTCTTTTGTTGCAGGATTAAGAATTAAAATAACTCTGTTTTGTTTTCCTTTTTGCCTAATAGATAAATTGATTTTATCGAAAGTACTTTCATCAGTCAACTCTTCAGCCTCGTCTAATATCCAAGTTGTAACACCTTGCAACGATTTAAGATTTGCAGTATTGCTTCCGCTCGATGTTTGCAAACCTCTGAATATAATTTCGCTCTTTGATTGCTTATTA